GATGGCTGGGGACCGCTCGTTATTGAGAATAACTTGCGTATGCGAGTCTCGGAGAGCTTGGCAGGGGGTGGAGCGCCAGTGTTTGCTAATGACCCATATACTGTGGATGATGAGGTGATTTACCCTATGGTATATCCATTCAATACGGCATTACCCGTGATGCCTATCAACGGCACGCGGGCTACTGACGAGATTAAGATTGACTCCATCTTTGTGAAGATTCGTGCTCATATTAAGGAATCCACTGCGAATGCATACACGAATAAAATAAGCGCTACTTTTGCCTTGTTTCGGGTGACGAAAGATTACACTGTATCCACGACGTTACCTACTGTGCGTGAATTATTTGCCGCAGGGAGGTATCGACCATGGAACTATAGCTCGAAGATTGACACTCCTACCCAGGAATTGCTGGGGGAACCTTGGAAGATTAGAAAACTGGCGGAGAAGACTACTTTCTTTGTCAGTGATGATCGGTATCCTAAGACGACATTCTTGTCTATGGCATGGAAGCCGAAGAGCTCCGTCAGTCATAAATTTATTGAGGGTAGATCTAATGGCGATTCACTACAACATCGCTATTTGTTTGCCGCGCGCTGCAGCACCCCCAACGTCGTTGACGCTGTGGTGGTAGATTGTCAGCCGCAATTCCATGCTTGTGTTTTTTTGAATTACCACGAATGATTATGAAAATCATTGCTGGATATGTAACAGACATACCAGTTATTCAAAATACACTGTGTATTTCTATTTACTCGGCAGGCCAAGGTTTTCTAATATTACCCTTGGCCACCCTGAGTTGTTGAGTTTGGACGTCATTTGTTGTCCTCCCGCTCGCGTTTCTCGATGAACTCCTCCATTTGCTTGGCATCGAAGGACCTGCGTTCCTGAGTTTGAAGATTGGTGGGTCCGCTTACTCCGAGTGCGTCGCTTCCCGCAGTTTGCGTAATTGAATCCCACGTCAGTGGTTCAGGAGACTTCTCTTCGTCTTGGCGGGCGGGGATAAAGTGTATTCCTCCTGTTGCGAGTCGTCGCATGAAGGAGCGTTGAACGGCGTCCGGGATCTTGTCATAACCGTTCCACCAGTACCTGGGATGCTGGTTTGAGGTGATGATGATGGCTTCCCAGCGGGCCCATACCGTGCCGCCCTTGACCTGGACTTGCATCTTGTAGATGTCCAGGTTCCTTTGAAGGGCGTTGAAGCGGCATTTCCCTCCGTAGAATTCTTCGATGATGAGTACCGGCTCAGACGCATAGCCATCGAACCACCACTTGCCGTCGTCGGTGATGATGGGTTTGTAATATCTGTCTGGCCCATAGTGCTCCTTGCTCCATTCCAGCGCGCGGTGACTTTTGCCGCACCCGGTGTCTCCATAGTAGACGCGCACCGAGACGTTGCGTTTGTCCGGGATGCGGCGGCGCATGCACATTTGGTGGAATTTCTCCAGGCTCCGTCGGTACTGGGTCCAGAGAGTGAAGTTCATGTTGGCGATGGCCCATAGGGATTCTCCTCCTCGGAGGAGGTCGCGGATTTCCTGGAGGTCCGAGCGCTTGCTGCCTGACCCGGAGGGGCCCGCCAGGCTTATTTCGCCCCAGGTGATTTGGTTCTCGGGCTTGTCGTCCATGCGCGGCTTGTGGGTCTTCCACTTTCCGCCGCGGAGGGACTTGATGTTTTCTTTGGACTTGCTGCAGTAGTCGTTCACGATTGCCGGCTTTCCGTGAGCGATGAAGACGATGGCGCGTTCATCGAGCCCGAGGAGAAGCTGCACTTGCGCGTAGGACGTGACCTGCCCCTTGAACTGCGCAAAGATTTGCCAGTGGTCCGGGTTCGGCCCCTCGCGCTGCCCGCGGACGTAGCGGACCCGCGATTTGTCCCAGTTCTTGCTTGCCGCGTGGGCGTCCCATTGGTTATGGTAGGTGATGATGACCTGGCGCGCGCGCCACTGCTTGTCGCCTTTCTCGGAGAGGATGTCGAAGCCGAGATCTCCGAGGCGCGCCGCTTCCTCCTGGCGTTCCTCGAGCTCGTACTGCTTCCGCTCGCGCTCCTCCTCCATGTGCTTCTCAAGGGCTAGTTGGCATTGCTCGCTGATGACCGGCGGCATCGGGGAGTCGTTCCATTTTCCGCCTCTCCACTTCATCGACATAAGTTAACTGACAACAAAGATAACTACCCTTTAGGGCAACTACTCAACTGTCGAAACTATCACTTTTTTTCTCTCTCGAAATTTTCGAGAAAAAAAGTGCATTCTCCGGGATCGAACCCAAAAGTCCGGGATCGAACCCAAAAGTCCGGGATCGAACCCAAAAGTCCGGGATCGAACCTCCGGGATCGAACCCAAAGTCCGGGATCGAACCCAAAGTCCGGGATCGAACCCAAAGTCCGGGATCGAACCCAACCTGTCCCCTTCTGAAGGATTAGAAGGAAGAAGTTTCCATATACTGCGTTAGGTCGGAAGTCTCGCGACAACCTACCCGAGGGAGCGGCCGCGGTAGCGGCCGCGACCGAGCGGTAGGTTGGAGCGAGACTTCCGACAAAAGTTATTACCCGTCACCTAGGCAAGCTCGACCTAGGTTGGCAATGCGGGTAACCTGCACACAATCTAAAGCTAACGCAGCGTTACATAAGTAAAAATGCCACGTCGCTATGGGAAAGGAAGAAGGCGCGGACGCCGCGCTGGAAAGAAGCGGTACTCTGCGTCGCGCCGCGCGCTCGCTGATAAGAGGATTAACACTCTGTTTGAAAAGCGTGCTGAGGAGATTGCGAAGAAAGAAATCGCTAAGGACCGTATAAATTTGGTCCTGCGTCGGCAGATTAATGCCTATAATCCGGTGACGAATTTGTTTACGGTGCCAGCTCTAAAGCTAACGTATGATGGCTGGGGACCGCTCGTTATTGAGAATAACTTGCGTATGCGAGTCTCGGAGAGCTTGGCAGGGGGTGGAGCGCCAGTGTTTGCTAATG